GTTTGGGGCGCTGTTCTTTTGAAGACCGTAGGTCGGCGTGATTGCGGGGAAAGTAGCCATTAGTTAAGAAGACCTCCAGGCATTTTCTGTTTGACGATCTCAGCTTGAACAGCAGCGCCGATGGCTTGACCAAGAGCTTTGGACTGCTGTGCATCGCCTTCCACGCTAGAGCCTGAGGCGTCAACGTTCACCACGATGTTAGAGCCGCCTAATGCATGATTTGGAACGATCGTACCCGCAGTTTTCGGGACAAACAGCTCTGGCCCTTTCTCTCCCACCATTGACAATTTGCCAACGGGAGGGCTGCCACCGTTAGCAAAACCTGGAATTTTCAACCCTTGACCAATGGCACCTACTCCAGCCTGCATAAACATTGAAGCAAGCTGTCTAAGAACTCCAGACAAGGACTCACTCAAAGATTTAGTTCCGTCCAATGCCGACATGATTCCATCAACGAGCCCTGCTTTTACTGTTTGACCAATTTGCTCAAAAAGCTGTTTTTGCTTTACCATGACCTCATACTCTTCCTTCATTGCGAAAATTCGCTTTTCTGCTTGAATTAACCTGGCTTCATCTGCAGGCAACAATCCTTTTCGCTGTATTTTTAATATGTTCTGCTCTAACTCAAACTCTTTAGTCGTCCCATTAAGCATCGCCTCCAGCTGTCCTGCACGTTTTTCTTGGCTAAGATTAATCTTATCGGCATTGTTTAGCTGTTCAGCAATATGCCTTCCATTCATCTCGTTAATCTTATCCTGCCTGTCAAGTTCTGCTGTCATTTGCTTGTTCAAAGCAAGAAAAGCTTCTAGCTCTGTACGCTGCTTTTTTGTTCTGCCGCTTGTTTTGGCCGTAATTGTTCGTAATTCAGAGCTTGTTGGCACGATTTGATTGGTGGCAGGGCGCAGTCCAGCAG